AATGTGGAAATAACCGTATCGTTAGGTGTACACATTTGACAGGTGGATCAGTAAAATCTTGTGGATGTTTATCCAAAAAGACAAAATCAAATCATCCACGGTGGAAAGGATATAAAGAAATCTCACGAAGAACATGGAATAGTATATTACACAGTGCTCAACGAAGAAACATTGACGTTACAATAACCATTGAAGAAGCTTGGGACATTTTTATAAAACAGAATGAACAATGTGCATTAACTGGATTGCCATTAAAATTCTCTTCCCGAGATAATAAATGGGATGGTACAGCATCGCTAGATAGAATTGACTCGGATCAACCATATTCACGAGAAAATGTTCAATGGGTTCACAAGGATGTAAATTTGATGAAACACACATTAACGACTCAAAAACTTATTGAATATAGTAAGTTAATTTATTTTTACACTCTATGATTTCATTTTCAAATATATTAAAAAAAATTTTGACAGAGCGGATGTCATTCCGAAATTTATATCAGGTAAGCACACCTGATAGAATACACCGTTCAAAAAATGTCAATGCTCGTTCATTAAATGTTACAAGTATGAATGGAAAAGAGGCGTGGACATTTAGTTATAAGAGTAATCCTAGTTCCACGGGTCAACGATGGCATGGATATGTTAGATTTTTGAAGGACGATGTATCTAATAAAGATCGTGCCGATGAATTGGATTGTATGGTGGATTGTGATTGCCCCGATTATAGATTTCGTTGGGCATATAATAATGCAGAACAAGGTGCGGGAGCATTGGGTCCGGACGCATGGAATGGTAATAATGGAAGACCTCCACGACCTCGTGAACAAGGTGGTGTTGGCGACTTAGGTCCGGGAATGTGTAAGCATTTGATTGCTCTTGGGGAATATCTCAAGACCAAGATAGAACCAGAAGCCCCACAGCCCGACGATCCCAAGCCTCAAGCTCCTGTAACAGCAACACCAAAAAAGCAGACTCCAGTGGCTTCAAAACCATCAATACAACAAAAGCTACAAACAACTGCTCAACCGAAACCAGTTCAAAAGCCAATAGTTAAAGCACCTAAACCAGCACAGTCTACCATTAATGCTCCAGATCCAGACGATAGAGATCCTGATACTTATAGTGATAGCCGTGGTGATTTGACAGAAGGAACGGGAAAAATTGCAAGCAACTTAGACAAGCTTGTTCAAAGTGAACCTCAATTTCAAGTTGGATATGAAGGTTAAACAACTAGAAACTTTAATAAGAAAAATTGTAAATGAGAGTTTAAATTCTCTTGAAGAAGATCATCAACGTGGAGAATGGTGGATTGACGATCATGGTGGAACTATTTTTGCAGATATTGAAATTGGGGACTCTGGACATGAAGGGGTAATTATTCAATCCGTAGCTCATGAGATATTGTCTCATTTTGGAATTTATGACACCGAAGGAACATTAGATAACTATGAAGAAAGCATAAAAAAAGTGTTGATAGATGCTGACAGGATGTCTGAACAAGATCTAGAAGATTGGGAAGCAAGTAGTGGAAGTCGTTCACCCTATGGTGTTATTTTGAAAAAGTTGATTGAAGACAAGTTATTTCCAACACCAGAACAAATAGAAGCTGCATTAGGAATTGCATATGGAAGTTCAAATTTAGATGCCCGAGATTATGGCATGAAGTATATGAACTGGAAAATTATGAAGACATATGGTTCAGATATTGAAATTCAAACATGGAAATTAACGCCGGGGGATTTGGGTATAATTGTTAGGGGCATATGGGACATTGTAGATGATACGGATGATCCATCTGACTCGGACAATAAAATTGGTGAGGATAATTATCCGGGGCCAAGAATTAACTTGACTATCCAATCCACCGGCAAACGTTTTTCAGGAATTCCATTAGCAGTAATTGAGAAAAAAGTTCCATCTTCATTATTAAATTATCGTAGTGGGGGTGTAACTGATTTCAAAGAAGGACTTACAGAAGAATATCATGTTCATCATAAAGAATATAGACTTTATGAAGGAAATAGAAAAATTGTTGCTTTATTTGAAGATAATACAAGACTTTCATTTGAAGTTCATTTTAGAAATACACATGGCGAAGATCGTGAGAAATGGAGACATCGTGCAATGACTACATGGAAGTCATTAGCAAGTAAAATTCATGGAGATGTCCAGCTTTCAGACGCATGTAATCCAATACAAAAAACTTGGAAAGAAGCCTTTAAAGAAGCTTTAACTGATCCTAAAATGAAAGAATTTATTCTTTCACATCCTCATCGTAAAGTTTTTAATAATAAAGAAAACTCGGTAAAGATTAAAAAAGAACCGAAGGCTATCGTAGATCCTGTTAATTTTACTCCTAGAATGTAATTATGGACCAAATGGGTGAACTGCATTCGTCCAGTCAAAAACCATATTTTCAAATGTAGATATTTTTCCACTATCTTGTTTAAATTCATTCTGTCCAACTCGTATATGTTCAACATTGTTCCCTGTTGATACAGCGACAGAACACGTTCCTACCAAAGCATAGGTTGAAGCATCGTATAATGACATGGATGCAAAACCGTTTGCAAAATCTGTTTTAATAGAAAACCAATAAGTAGACCCTGAGTTTACTGCAATGGTGGTGCTATGAGTAGTTCCAGCTACATTACTTTCAATATTTAATTGATATGAATTATCACTATTTAATTGGATTGCTGCATATGCTCCAACCGAATTGAAAATAGCAATATAATCAAACAAGCCAAATGTTCCGACTCCCGGACCCATGGAAAGAAATCCTGCAACAGTAATCTTTTGTGTAGTTGTATTTGGATAGTATTTATAAACACCTGTAGCATTGGTATGATCAAAGGCTAAAGCTTTAGAGTTTGTTCCAGTATAAACCACATTATTAACCATAACTGGAGTTTTTAATGAATTTCTATGTGTACTAACATAAAAGCCAGATGCAGGAACTCCTGAAGTATCATAATCTAAATCACTGGTTCCATGAGATCCAGAATACAATACTGATGCACTAATAATTTGATTAGTTGGTATAACAGCAAAATCAAAAAAGGCATCTGCGACAATTGGTGCAATTCCGGATTTTACAAAAAATGATGGACGAAGAATTGGATTAGCTATCATGCTACATCTCCTGCAAGAACAAAATCTCCATTTCCGATACGGGTTAAACTGATAACCGCGTATTGTCCTGCACTTCCCGTAGAACTAGAACGGTTTCTAAGAGTGGTTGTAGTTTCCGAAGTAATCAATAATTTTCCAGATCCAGACTGGTATAAACTTACAGAAAAGCCATATGGTAAAGTTGATCCCGAGAGAATTATGGAAACATTACTTCCAGAATTAATTGAAATGAATTTCCCATTGTCTGATGAAGCGAGTGTATAAGTTGCAGCGACAGATGTTATTAGATATGAACCTGTCAAAATGAATGCTTGTGATGTTATCGAACTAACATTGGGACTAACATACGACGCTGTAGCGGAAATAGATGAATAACTTGCTGTTCCATTAAACAATGAAGCGGTAATTACTGAACACGAAATATTTCCTATTACATCTAAAGAATTTGTAACTGCTGTTAAATTTCCAATGCCAACTCTGCCACCATTGGGTTTTAATACTAATGGAATTGTTGTGAAACTAACTCCTCTTGCAGCAGAGTCTAAATATCCGAAATGTTTGGTATTATCAACTCCCAAAAGAAGTTCGGCTTCATTGTTTGTTCCGGTTCCAATTGTTATCCCTGCATTTTCAGAAGTACTATCACTATTTTTAGTAATATCTAAAAATCCTCCATTTGAATATCCACTGCCGGAAAGATTAAACGAAAAATTGTTTCCAATAAATCTAACGGGTAATAATGTTCCACCATTAAATGCTTTATTTCCAATTTCTACCCATAATTTGCCAATTCCGACAGTAGCACTTGAAAATGCTGGAGCACCTGATAAATCAGTATAGCTACTAATATCCGCATTACACCAATCAGAATGAGCAACTAAACCATCTGATCCAGTTACTGGATTGGTGCCGCGTGGCATTATATCTAATGCAATTACTTTATTTGTAGTAATTGGAATTACTTGAAGACCTGCAACGGTGGAATTAATAGACTCAACCAACACGGAATTAGTAACATAATACGTACTGGATGAGGAAAAATTCCAACCTCCATTTACAGTTAATCCATTAGAAAAACTTGCTGTTCCACTATAGGACGCTGATGTAGCAAAAGATGCACTTTGAATTGCTCCTATAACATTGGCGGCAGAAACAAGCGATGCTGTAGCAGCATTAGTAGAGGTAGAAGAATAACTTGAACTTAAGGATGCCGAAGCCCATGATGCTGATATTTGAACTGTCTGGGTAAACGGAGCATATGATGCTGAAATTGCATTACTTGCAGTAATGTTTAAAGAAGTGCCGGTTGCTATGGTATTTTGTTTAGTAGATGCTACAGAGCTACTATAAGCAGGTTCAACGGGTGAATAGCTTGAACTGATACTTTTATTACTCCAAGACGATGTTATTTGTAATGTAGCACCTGTAGAAATTGTATCTTGCTTATTATTCAATAGAGTTACCAGAGAGGCACTATATGCGGGGTCAATCGGTGAATATGATGCTGATAAAGAGCTAGATGCATATGAAGCCGACACTGCGGCGTCGGGAATAGTCAATGTTCCCGCTGCTAGTGTTGCAAACGATGCTGTTACTGTATATGAACTACTATTCGCTTGGCTGGCAGTAATATTTAATGAAGATCCTACAGCAATAATATTTTGTTTTGTTGATGCTACAGAACTGCTATAGACTGGTTCTACGGGAGCATAAGAAGCCGATACTGAGCTAGAAGCCCATGATGCTGACGTTGCAATGGTTGCACTCTGAACATTACCAAGTAATATACTTGCAGTAACTGCATATGAAGCAGTTAATGTTTGATCTGCAATTAATGCTACATCGGCTAAGGTGGTTGCTGTAGCATAAGAAGCGGTTACAGAATAACTTGCACTTATTGACGGACTTCCGGGAGAATATGACGCTGATAAAGCCTGTAATGCATAAGATGCAGATTGGTCGTTTGTTAAAATAACTCCACCAAAGGAACTGGATGGTATTTGAAAAATTACATTCCCGTACCCATCTAACAAATATAACATTGATCCTGTAGGAATAAATTGCTGCACAACATCCTGATAACTGGATGAAATGTATTTAGTAGAAAGATCTTGTGATATAAAACGCATTGTAACTATAATTACTTCATTATAACTTTTAATTGTCCAAATATTTCTTTTTGTTGATTTTTATATTCGGGGTTATACTTGAAGTATTCGTTTAAGATTGTTTTAAAATCTTTTTTGTGACGAGATAAGGTGGATTTAGTTATTGAAAATCGTTCACAAATATGAGCCAATTCCACAGAAGCATTATGTAATTTTGGGGGTTGAATAGGATTTTTTACTTTAACTACTGGTTTTGTAGAAATTATAGACTCATTCACAGCTACTTTAACAGATGTATGTTCTTCTACAACGAAATCTGACTTCCATGGTTTAAAAAAAGTATCTTCTACAATAATTTCAAGATGAATGTTTCCCTTTGAATTTTCTTCTAAAATTCCTTTTAATTTTCGGATAGGAATACTGCATTTACCATTTTCAATTTTTCCATTGAATACTATTCCCAATCCATCTTGGCTTTCGACAACTAATCTGGCTACCGAACCCTTTAACGATGCGTTTTTAACAGATACTTCGCATTCAAATACTTCATTTTTATCTGTATAGAGTTTGTATGCCATATTATTAAACTTTCAAATCTAGATCTATATTTGCCACTGCTTTTACAACTAATTTTATATCATTTACATTAATCTCGAAATCTTTTAGCTCTTTTCCTTCGTTATATTGATGTCCTTTTACTTTACAAATAAGTTTTATCAATCTTTTTCGCTTTTCTTTTTCTTCGAGATTTTTATATGGGTTCCATGGTTCTTCTATCCATACCGGAGCTAATATGCTTGCATCTACTCCCGGTAAATTCATACTTCCAGTTGACATCGGTTCTGGTGGTAGTATTGAACTGGAGCACTCCATCCATTTCCAGTCAGAATTTTTCCAAAATATGTTAGTTGTACCCCAAACTTGACAAATATTACTAACTAATTGACATTCATTCCATGTCCAATTAGAACTTTGCCAAGAAACTCCTGTTCCAGCCCATGGGTTACAATTACTAATTGTTTGACAATCGTTCCATGACCAATTAGTATTTTTCCACGTTATATTTTCAGTTGACCAAAGGGTACATATTTTCGGCATACAGCTTCTACGATATAAATATCGTGAAAACTACTAAAATGCTCCGACAAAACTTTTCTTATAATAAGGAAAATCATTATAATTTTCCTAACGATTTATTCTTTAATCGTTTTTTCCACAATCCTTTGCCACCGGAAGTCTGATATGCACTTGGAAGAATGTTTCCATTTATATATTTTTCTACTGCATCATACATTTTATTTGCAACTCCCATTTTCCTAAATCTTGGAAGAACATATACAGAGTCTGATTTCACAAACTTATTTTCACCACCCCAATATCCAAACATTGATTGTCCAATCAATGTTTTGTTATAATATGCTTTACATAAAACAATATATGGTTCTTGATCCCTAGTTCTAAGTCCCCAATTTTGCATATTTGGCAAATCTTTTTCAGAGACTCCATAGGAAGACGGATCGGACTTCTTGATTTCAATCTCAATTTGAATGTCATCAATCTTAAAGCTTTCAGATACCAATGTTTTAAGTTTAATCATACAAATGTGCGAGCAATCTGTATAGCTTGCTCCCGAGTAATGTTCGGATTTTCAAACCATGCATCTGTAACAGCAGACAATATCTTTCCAATCAATGGTCCCACCGGAATTCCCATGGAAATCAAATCGTTTCCGTTAATTGGCAGACTTGGCTTTTGAACTTGTACATCCAAAGACTTCAATCTTTGGCGCACCTTTTCAATTTGATTGGGCATTGCGGATGCATCAGCATGAGCAATATTGTCCGCATGGATGACATCAAGGACGGTTTCCAAGTGATCTCCCAATTCAATCTTAAACTTTCTTAATGACTTGTCAGACAACTTGACAGCATCATCCCCACCATGCTTCAATCTCATGTGGTTCTTTACTCCCAACTTAACAGCATTGATTATTTCTGTCGGATATTTCAAATCACGAAGAATTCGGTCAACAATTTCTGCTCCAGCGTCTTCATGACCGTAGAAATGAACCCCGGTTGGAGTTTCAGACCGTGTGGCAACCTTTCCAATATCATGGAATAGTGCTGTCAAACGCTGAAGCAATTCGGGCTTCGTGTTTTTAAGGACTTCTAAAGTATGATCAAACACATCATGCTTATGATGAACATTTTGAGTCATACCTACAGCCAATTGTAATTCCTTTGCAACATGTGGTAACAGCCCTGAGTCTCTGAGCAATCTAATTCCACGAGTCGGATTTTTAGTTAATAGAATTTTGTCCAATTCATCTCGTACTCGTTCCATAGAAGTATTGCTGAGATTATTAAGATTATTCTTAATCCCTTCCCAAGTCTTCGGGTCGATTTGCCAATCATATTTTGTAGCAAACCTAATTGCTCGGAACATACGTAATGCATCTTGTCCGAAAATTTCATCGGGATTACTAGTAGTGCGAATTATGCCAGACTTAATATCAGCTTTTCCAAGACCTGTAATGTCTAAGATTTCACCCGTAGTCAAATTCATCATAAGACTGTTGGTTGTAAAATCTCGTCGGAAAGCATCGTCTTCTATTGTTCCGGGAGTGACTTCTGGTTTGCGAGAACCGGGAGTGTAAACTTCCTTTCGGGCAAATACAGCTTCAACATCAAATCCATCCAATGGAACTCCGTTATGAACACCCTTAAGAATTACCTTTGCGGTTCCAAATGTAGGAAACAAGACAGGATTGGACCCTTGCTTGTAGTTGCCCATTTGCTGGGCTAACCATGTTGCAAACTTCATTCCACCTTCTTTGCCGTTATCAGTAACAACAACATCAAGATCTTTTGGAACTTGTCCCATGACCATATCTCGAACAGCTCCACCAGCAAGATAAACTTTACCTGCAAACGGACCATTCTTCACCATGACCTTTAAGAAATCCAATGCTGCTTCGTCTCTACTTGCTTCCATAACTAATGTTTTATTTTCGTTGATAGGTTTGTCTGATAGTCCGTAACGTCTCAATTGAGATTGCCATGTCAAATCAGTGCCTTTTGCTGGCTCTCCCAACTTTGAAAGCCATAGCTTACTCCAATCCTTTGCTTTGTCAACGTCAAAGCCTTTATAGTTATCTTTTACCCACATCCATTTATGATGCCAAATGTTATTTGAATGACCTTTCCTTGGAGGAAATTTTCCATCAAGAGAAACTACAAGATAATTTCCAACATGAGGTTCGCGCGCCTTATCAAAATCAGGAGCTTCATCAAAACGCACAATATTGTGTTTTGAGTCCCACATTATAGTGTTGTAATTGAAGTTTGGATTAGATTTGGTAAGAATATCTTGTGCAGCAGATAAAATGATTGAAGGTATTACTTGATCAGCGAACAGTTTATGAACATATAAAGAATTTCCCACACGCTTTCCAACGTTATTTTGATAACGAGTTATACTTGACCCGTGGAGAGTCTTAAATGCAGTTTCTGGAAGGAGTTCTTTTAACTTAATCATATTAATCTTACACCGTATTCCTTTGCCAGTTTTTGAACTAATGGTTCTATGTATATCTGTCCAGATGTTGTATAAGAACCAACTTCCAATGCCCCACCTTTTTCTTTTATAAATTCGAAAAAGTAATTCATCAATGCAGATGCATGACCTTGGCCTCTATCTTCAAGCTTAGGTGTTTGAACCATGAACAAATGAAAAATTCTTCTGCTTGGTTCATATCCATAATTTATGTATGAATACGGCGATGACATTGTATAACCATAAATACCTTCATCCACAAGACCTTGTGATTTTACCTTAATGTTTACATCTTGTGTAGTTGTGGTTTCTTTCAAATAACGATTAAAAAACACCTTGTTTCTATCAAGTTCATGGCGTTCTCCTTTGGTATCTGCAAAGGTTCTTTTGTATTCTTTTGCTGCTTCTTTCCAATTTTTGTCAATAACTGCGCGAGTGTATTTTGGAAAACCTTTTAAAGTTCCAAGATTAAAGGCATAATCTATCAACATTTCTTCTTGTCGTTGATCTAAAGGAACTTGAATGCCAAACATTGTTTTTATATCAGAATAAACTTTTTTCTTAGCTAAGGATAAATCTTGTTTCAAAAGTTTTTCGGCTTCGTCATTAGAAATTCCGTTTGATAATCTTTCGACTTCATTGGTGGTAAGTTTATGACCATATGCGATGGTTGGTAATCCTCCTTCAGGAGACTTGTGTGGGAACCACTTTCCATTTTTAAATCCAACTTTTGACCCATTTTCAACTGTTTTAATATAATTTATGAATTCAGGAGAAAGATCTTGAGTAGAATTAACTATAGCTGGTGGAACATCCATACCTTCCTTTGTTATATTTGAACTGTGCGGGTTAAATTCTCCGTTGTTTCCTATCGCCGATTTTATTTGACTTGCATTGAATACTATATAATGTGTGGATGCTGGAGAAGGATCTATAACATTTTTTAGAATTACTCCGTCATGGCCCTTATGTATAGCATCATCAATCGCAGCATTTATAATGTCGGACATTACTGGATTTCCATGAAAATCATGAATACTTGGATTTTCAATTTTCAAAAATACTGGAATAATATTTTGGCCAGTAATATCATCTTCGCGCATAGTGTCAAGCTCATATTTCTCATAAGCTTCCAACGCTTTTTCATATGGTTCCCAATCTCCGGTAAGTTGTGCTACTTTTTCTAATCGGTCTACCCTTTGTTTAAGACGTTTTGTTTCTTTTTCATATTTAGCAACATTTGAACGTTGTGTCTGTCCAGCTTTAGCTGCATAGGCTGCGGCAATCTCAGAATTATCTGTAAAAAAGAAGCCTCGTTTTGATGAAGATGAATACGTAGACGAACCTCGTCGTTTTTTATCGAATGAAGAAAGTGGTTGATTAGTTCCATGATATACTACTAACGGCTTTCCATTAGAGTCTTTTACAACACTATTTCCAAACCATTTTTTAAAATTTTCAACACGCTCGTCGTGGGAAACTTCTTTTAACATGGCATCTTTCTTTTTATTTAAAAGATTGATAACATGTTTTATTTTATTTCCTGAGTGCTTAATAAGTAATTCCAATCCAAAATGAAGAGGGGTTGGCCATTTTCCATATTCTACCCATGTAGAATTATCATTTTCCCAGTTTAATTGTGGAACAAATTCAAATGGGACAATAACAAGAAAATTATGGTATTCAAAGTCTCCATCTCTGTATACGTAAAGTGGATGAATTTTTGTAATTCCTTCGTATCCAGTTTCTTCTTGTACTTCTCTAGCTACGGTTTGTCGAGGAGTCTCGCCATGGTCTATCTTTCCTCCCCACGTTCCCCATGTTCCGGGTTCATAACCTACCCTATTGCTGCGATGAGCTAATAACAATCTACCAGTATCTTTAGCTAAGAAAATGCAGCCAGCAGCCTTGCTTCCCCAATATTTAGGAGTTTCTTCTTGCTCAAAAAAAGTTTTGTAATCTATGGGCGTTGACATAAACAACTAAAGTCCCGCAAAAGCCGGACAAGACACTAATAAATATACTTGGGTTGTTGCTTAACAATGACGATATTTATAAGGTAACGAATTTTACTTTTTATATGGCTACTAATGACCAAGACCGTATTCGATGGCCCGGGAGTGGTTCTGGAGTTATCGGAAGAACTCCATTTGGAACTTATGATGGAGACCCATCTTTTATTATAGATTGTGAAAATGCTGCAAAATGGGCGGCGTATCGCTTAGGTTATCCTAATGTAGATGTAGAACTTCAAGACGTTAATTTTTATGCAGCCTTTGAAGAAGCAGTAAATGTTTACAATTCTAAAATAAATGAGTACAACATGATTAACAACATGTTTGCTTTACAAGGACAACGAATTGATGCCATTGGTAGTCTAAATAACAGAGCAATTATTGGGACCGGACTTCCATTTTTAACTCATTTAGCAGCAGATTATGGCACTGAAGTTGGAACTGGAGGACGAATTGATTGGAAAAAAAGGTTTATAAATGTTCAAGTTGGGGTTCAAGATTATGATTTACAAGCATTAATTGGTGATATTTCTGAAAGTTGTAAAAGAATAACCGTTCGTAGAATATTCCATGAACGTCCACCTGCCTCAGCACGTGTGTATGATCCATTTTCTATGACTGGTATGAGTTATTCCAATGTTTTGAATGAACTTGGATTTGGAGCGTATTCTCCTGCGGTACAATTTCTTATGACGCCAATCTTCGAGGATTTGCTTCGTATGCAATCAATCGAGTTTAATGATATTGTACGTAAAAGTCAATATTCATTTGAATTGGTTAATAATAAACTTCGTATTTTCCCAATTCCGACGTATGGGTTCAAACTTTGGTTTGAATATACTAACGATAATGAAATATTTGAAAGTGGGTCTTTAACTCCATCGGGGTCCAGAGTAGTATCTGACTTTGCAAATGTTCCGTATAAAAATCATGCCTATGCAGATATAAATGACTCAGGCAGACAATGGATAAGAAATTACTTTTTGGCAAATTGTAAAGAGATTTTGGGGGCAATCCGTCAAAAATATCAAACAGTGCCTATTCCGGGGGGAGAAGTTACTCTTGATGGAGCAGAATTACGTTCAGAAGCTCAACAGGAAAAAGAACGTTTAATTGATACTTTAAAAGAAATGTTAGAAGCTGCGGGTAAGTTTAACCAAATGGAAAAACAAGCTCAAATGGCAGAACAGCTACAGGAGTCTTTAAAACGAGTTCCGTTATTCATCTATATAGGATAAATTATGATAAATCTAAAAAAATTGATCACAGAAGAAATCGAACCAAAAAAACCAAAACTACAAGAAAGTGCCGAGTTGGTTCGTAGCGGACTTGAAAAGGTATTTTCTTCCGGAGGTTCGGAAATTTCATATCGTAGATTGGAAAATGTCGGTCTTGGATATATCCGAAGTGTAAGTGAAGCATTCAAATGTGCTATCCAAGAGTCTCGCAAAATTGCCAAATCATTCGGTTACAAAGATGATGAAGTCAATGCTAAATTCATAAAAGAAGATAACGATTTTAGCAAGATGTCAGCAGAAAATCCCGAAGATAGATTGGCCCAAGTGCATCCAGAAGAACTTCCTCATGATGAAACCGATAGGTCAAATTCATCGGAGGTCCGGGAAGTTCAAATTGGAAAAGAAATTCTTAATGCATTAGATAACTTGAATGTAGCATCTACTTCCGCAGGCATCGTAGGTGATATACGGAAATTAGCACAAGAACTTATTGATATGCATGGAGAAAAGTAACCTATGGGACTCAAAGGAAGATGGTTTAGTAATAGAGACATTGGCTTCATCAATAGTGTAAATGATGAACTGTTAAATGATGTTATCCAAACAGAAGTGACCTTATTTAAAGCATGTGCTGATGTTACTACTACCAATATTTACGGTGAAAGTAAGGCGAGTGTAATAAAACAATTTTATCCCGGAATTGAAATCATTGCTCTTATTGACCGTGCTGAAATTGCTACAGATGCTGATGACTTTGGACCAGACCGTAAACAAAACGTTGTCTTTAAACTTCAAGAAAAAGCTCTTAAAGCAATTAATTTCTTCCCACAAACCGGAGATTTAGTATTGTTCAACGAACGTTATCACGAAGTAGATAATGTTGTTCAAGAACAATTTTTAGGAGGAGTAGATGATAAATCATTTAGTATTATTGTCAATACTCATTACAGTAGATTAAGTAAAATTGATATTGTTCAACGTCAAAGTTAAATCACATGCCTAGTTGGAAAGGAGATATTAATAATCCAGTTCCGAATAACGTTCGGGAACCGGATAATCGTGCAGAAAAGATTATAGATAATAATCGTTCGTTGAATGTACGCCGTGATACAGACCAACAGAGAAATTTTACGATTAGTCTATATGATATTGATGAAACAATTCTTTCGCATTTAAATAATTTACAGTTAACTATTCAAGATGCAGGGCAAGTGGTTAAAGTTCCAGCCTTTTTTGGATCTCCAGAACAATGGGTATCGGCTCAACGAGATGGATATTTGCGAGATAATCAAGGAAAAGTAATATTACCTGTAATTATTCTTAAAAGAACTTCATCTGAAAATGACCAGAGTTTACAATTCTTTAATAGGTATCTAAATACGCCAGCAATTAAATTGTATTCTCAAAAAAACAAGTATACACAATTTAGTGTTCTAAGTGGAAAAAATGCACCAATAAATGAAGTTTACAATGTTATAGTTCCTAGTCATGTGGTATTAACATATCATTTTATTTTATGGACTGAAAAAGTAGAACAAATGAACGTTTTGGTCGAAAAATTTCAGTTCAATACTCGTGACTATTGGGGAAGCAAAAAAGGATTTAGGTTTAGAACAAAAATAGAGTCATTTGGGCATACAACAGAAGTAAATACTGGAGATGATAGAATAGTTAAAACCGAATTTGATCTAATTACTCACGGATATATTCTTCCCGACTCAATGATTAAATTAGAGACACAAGAAGCAACTACTAAGAAATTTTTAACCCCAAAAAAAGTTCTTATAAAAACTGAAGTAGTTGGTTCAGATTTTAACATTGAAAATTTAGATAATAATAGAAATAAGTGGAAAAATAAAAATTATCCAAATTTACAAGCGGATGTTCCTATATTATCTCCTCCTGTAGGGGATTATACAAATGTAATTGTTGTACAACGGACATATCCAGTTCCATACGAAGTAATCTTTGATGCATGGGAGAATAATACTGATGGATGGGCAGATAGTCTTATTGAATGGAATATTTAATTTTAAGTTAGCGATAACATATTTATAGCTATGAATTTGACTGGAAATAGAATTAAGAATACCTACCAATATATTTTAACATTGGATGGAGCAAATAATCTGGCGGATGGTACCGGAAGCAATATTCCATATTTAAATATTACTTCGTCGGCATCTACATCATCTAGTTTTGCAACAGTTGCTGCTGGGACGTTAACTATTCCTGTTGCTGCCGTATCAGCTTCATATGCATCGGCTTCTTTATCAGCCTCATATTCTCCTGTTGACCCATCATTTAGTGCAAGTTTTGTTTCTTATAGTGGATCTGTAGCAGC